TCCATGCCAGTCACGGGAAGCTGCGGGCGAGCCTGCGTTGGCATCAAGCCAGCGGGGCGCGCCATGGGCCGCACCTCGGACAGTCTGTCCTCGTAGCCGTAGGGGCGGATGCCGAGCGCATTCCCAAGCATAGACAGCAAGCCGCCGCCCTCGAACCGACTGCCAGCGGCCCCCATGCCGCCACCGTTGATCATGTCAATGAAATTCAGATAACGCTGATCCGCCATAGTTCCCATCCCTTGCAAGGTTGGGGACACTTTACCTGAAAACTAACAGCGAAACAACGTCAGGCGATGCCCTGCAGATTTCGCCGCAAGGGCTGGCCCCAGCTCGTAGACCTGACGCCCATCGCAGTCGCCGCCTCGCCAGCCATGCTCAGGCACAGAGCGTCAGCAAAGTCGGGAGATTTTAGCCCGCGCCGCTTCATCTGATCCTTACTCTCAGCCGCCATCTTGCCAGAGCTGTGGTAGGTATACCGGATCGATGTCAGCTCGGCGATCAGCTCGTCATTTTGGGGTATCCTGCTACCCCTCTCCTCAAGCCAGCCGCGCACCCTAAACCACAGCTCCGTCCGCAAGTTGGAATATGTCCCCTTAATGCTCGGGCTTTCAGACACGTTCACGCCGCGCACTGGCAGGCCAAGCTCGCGGAGGCGGTCTACTACGCCAGCGCCGAGGCCAATGCTGTCAATGAGTATCTCAGTTGGTCGCATGTTGAAGCTGCAGCCGTCATATTCCGCCTTCACGCGGCCAACAGTCTGCATCAGGTCAAGCCCGCTCCAGCCCTCAATGTCAGTCACCACCGCCCCCGTGCGCTTGCATAGCACAGTCCGGTCGCCGCCAAAGCGAGCCACGTCCAGGGCCCACACAGGCCGCAGACCCTCCGGCACCTCAATGTCGCGCTTCGACGCCGCATCCGCCAAGTGAAACGGAATGATCGTGTCGTCATCCGCCAGAGGGAACTCTCCAAGAACCCTGATCCTGAAGGCGTTGCTATCCTCGCCGTAGCGCAGCTTGATCTCCGCCACGAAGTCATCACTCACCAACGGGCTGTCCAAGCACGACCACCGCCGCACCCACCAAGACGCAGCCATCCGCGTCTGGCTCTCAAAAAACGTGCCGCTGGATCGCGTAGGGTTGCCGAGCAGCAGCGTCGTGGCCGAGTGGCCAGACATCGAGCCAGCCGCCGCCTCGAAGACAGGCTCAGGCACGCCGGATGCCTCATCAACGACAAGCAGGACGTTCTCGCTGTGAACGCCCGCCAGCGCCTCCGGCGTCTCTGCTCGGCTGGTTCTGGCCGAAATAAACGCCTCCGACGGGGCCGAAGTCAATTCAACCCGGTCACTCTTGACGTTAAACAGCGGGCGCAGCTGACCCGGCATCTCCGAGATCCACCGCTTCAATTCGGCAAACAAGGCGTCAAAAAGCTGACCCGTCGTGGGCGCGGTGACCACAATCTTGCACGGATAGCGGAACGTCAAATACCACAGCATGGCCCAGCTCGCGAAGGTAGACTTGCCCGTGCCGTGGCCGGACCTGATCGACATCTTCCGCTCACCTTTCGCCAATGCAGCCAGCGCCTCCTCCTGATACGGCGTGGGTGTGCCTCCGAGGACTTCCTTGACGAATAGCGCCGGATCCTTGCTGTAGCGCTCAACAAAATCCAGAAACGGGTTTGGCTGCTGCTCAGTTGTCATCCGACAACTCCTTCGTCTCTGGCGTGATGTTGATCATGCGGCTCTTTCGCAGGGCGTCCAAGTGAAGGTCGCCAATGTTGATGGTCACCTGACTGTCGTTGCGGCCATACTTCTCAGGGTTGGCCACAGCGGCCAGCCACTTCCTGACGCTATTCTGCTCCCGCAGCAGGCCAATCCGCTCGTTCCTGATCTCCTCGCCACTATCCATGCGGGCAGCTAAGTCGTCAGCCAGCCGGATCGACTGCTCCGCTATGGCGTCCGCACCATCCAAGCGGGCGCGGCTCAGGGCCGCACGAATTTCAGGAAAATCGTTCAAATTACGGCTGGCGTATGCGCGAGACACCCCAAGCATCTCAGCCAAGTCAGTCATCGTCTTGCCGCTGGCGATAAAGTCGTGGATAAACTCCACCGCCGTCAGCCCGTCCGCCGTGGCGAGGTCAGTAAGCGTGGACATCATTTTCTTCTTCAGCGGCTTGCCTGCCATGTCGAATACTCCTCTTCTCGGTCAGTCTAACCAGCGCCAGCCGTCGCGGCAATCCGTTGCTCGGCGCTGCGCCGTCCGGGGCAATATCCCAATGTGTTCAGCCGCCAGCGACGCGCTGGCAAATTCACCCTCCGGCGTGGCAATCCGGCGAGCCTTCGGGTGCGTGTGGCGGTCCCGCAAGTGCGCGCCGACCTTCGGCACAATCCCCTGACGACCCTTGGCGCGCGTGTCTGCCGTGCCACCCTCCCGCGCGCCGTCCTCGAGGTGGTCCGCGTTGACGCAGTGCGGGTTGCCGCACGTAGGCATGACAACCTCAGCGGCGGGGTTGCCACCGCTCAACGCATGCTGAAGCCGATGCGCCAAGAGCGTCCGCCCGGCGACAAAGAAAACCCCGTGACCGCCCCTCGTCTTAGCCCCCGTCCAGGCGTGGCAGTCCCCGCTCTGGTCAATCATGGCATCAAAACGCTCAATCCACTCACCAGCGCAGTCGAGGGCGAGGCGGTAGTTGTATCCAGTCGGCGCGCGGCCAACGTAGGTGACACTCTTGGCGCGGCGCTGGCGCATGTAGCAGGCAGCGCACAGGCCCTTAGCTACGGCCTTCTTCTGTGGGTGGTGCTGACATGACGTCATCTTGGGTGCCTCCTCTGCACTTAACATATTGCCTGCCTCTTTATGCGTCAATTAGCTGCGCGCTTAGTTTTGAAAAATTTTCTCGGCGGTAGGTCGGGGAGTGCCTCAGCAGCGGCCCCCGCCGCCGCGCCCGCCGGGGGGGGGTCTACAGATGCTGGCGGGCTGCGGGCTGTGTTGCGTCAGCCCGGAGATAGTTGACACTGTCAATAGTTGACATCGTCAATCAATTTTCGGGTCGCATAAGCCGCTTAACGCATAAGGCGCATAATGGTCATTATGTTAAAAGGCTGTCTCAATGTTATCAATGACTTAGCATATTGTGCCGATATTATGCGGCAGCAAACACTATATGTTGTGTCAGCCCGAAGATAGTTAACACTGTTAATAATTGACATCGTCAATAGTTGACACTGTTAACAGTTGACATCGTCAATCAATTTTCGGCACGCACAGGCGCGCGGACGGGTGCGACGGCGTGTGCGCCGGGCAGACCTCAAACCGCCACCTGTCAGACGTCAGCGTCAGTCCACGGCACGCCCTCGCCGTCTGCTGCGTCGATCACGGGAATGTCGCCCCAGTCCGGCTCGGTCAGGCTTTCGTCAACGGCCCCTCTGGCTCCACGCTTCGTCAGTGAAAACCTTGGGGCAGTCTCGTCCACCGTCGCTGGCGGCAAATCAAACGGCAACTTCGGTAGCGTCACCACTTCCAACCTCCACGCTCAATGCATGCTCTCTGGGCTGACATTTTCGCCCAGCATCTCCTCGAGAACCACACCGAGAGCGCACAGCAGCTCGGCCACTGTCGCCCCCTCGTCAATGGCATCATCCATGGCGTCGAGGATCGCGTCAGCAACGTCGGCCACGACGTCATCGCGGACGCCACCCACGTCAACCACCGCCGACACCATCAGCCTGCCACCTCCGCACCCAGCGCCAGATAGCCGCAGCCATCGACGCTGCTGTCGTCGTGCTGCCCCAAGCGCAGTCTGGCGATTTTCAGCAGCGCCATCATGTTGCACACGTCGCGGGCTGTCACGCCGCAGCCAAGATATGCCGACCACATGGCCGCAGTCGCGCCGAAGCTGTCCGCTGCGTCGCCGTAGTTCTGTTGGCGCTCGCCGTGGATCAGCCGATCGGCATCTGCCAGCACTTCACTTCTATTCATCACAACTCTCCTATGTCATCTTCCAGCGAGCCACCCGGCCTGCTCCTGATTACTTCCGCCGCCGGGAATGCGTCAGCCACCGCCGCCTGCATCTTCCCTAAGCCATACTCTGACCACCACTCGACGGCCACGGCAACCTCCCGCAGCGTCAGCAGCCGCAAGTCTGGCCGCTGTTCCCGGATCTCCTGCCACGCGCGGCCATCTCTCATAATCCCGTAGACCACCCCGTTCAGCTCTACCTCCCAAACGTCGCTGCACGCCCGCAGAGCGCCGCCAGCGCTTGCCTCTGCCTCCATGAACGCCAACCCCCGGAGAGCGGCCCCCGTCCACTGTGCGGCCTTCTCCGCGTCCTCTGCGTCGATTGCCTCGCTTAGCTTCGCCAGCGTCAGTCCCCACTTCGCCGCCGTGTCTACGGCCACCAACTCGGGCAGGCGGTCAATTCCCCACCTGCGGTCTGCCTCGTCCACGGCCAGCGTGAGGGGAGCCATCATCATATCTATCTTGATGGCCACCGCCGATGCGGCTGGGTTTGTCAGGCGGTCTGACTTCTTCTGCCGCTCTGGCCGACGTGGCTTTGACTTTGGCTTACTATTTCTCGCCAATGTATTCTCTCCCATCCATAAACTTAACTTCCACTCGAGACTGTCCGGTGCGCCCGACCGCTTGCATGCCATAGCGACAGCGGAGGCCTGCCTGCGGGCGGGGCGCATCGGGACCGTCGAGATGACGAGTGCGGCTGCTTAAGCCGCTCATCATAGGTCCGCGCACTTGAGGGGTGTTGACACCGCCGCCGCAGTGGTATAAATTCCGGAGGAATTTCACGCAAACGACTGCGGTGACATTCTTGCAACACTCCTCGCGGGGTGTTTTTTTATGCCCAATTGGCAGGTT